CAAACATAGTACTCTTCTAGTAGGTATAAGTCAAACAGCCTGTAACCCATTGAAAAACCTAGTCTATCTGACCCTACTGGCCCCCATCCCCCCAAATAGTGAGAACAGCGTAGGTCCAGGGTATACTTACTAATCCACTCAAACAATCCGGCGTTTTCACAGCAGACCCCCCCCTATGTAATTTTATTTCAACACCCCCCGGGGGGTATATTTTTTCAAAAGTTTTTGCTTGGGTTTACTTCGCAACTGGTTTCTCCTAATACTCACTTAACTGAGGCCCCAAACGGCACGCAGACACCATATTTATGCCCATAGTCCAGATAGAGCCCACGGACGAGCACCCGGTGCCATATGACACCGGCCCAGAAACTGCCTCCACTTTCATAGAAGAGCTTGAAATTGCTGGTAAAACGGCAGAATTTCAGGTTGATCTTGGTGCGCCGCTAGAACTTGAGCCCAACGAGGCCGCGAAGCAGGAAACGCTTCTCAAGGAAGCAATAAAGAAACATAAGTCCAGCAACCTGACCAACGTGAACACGGCCTTTGCGGCTGCTGCATTCCTGAAAACCTACGGCCAGCAGCTTGCCCTTGATGTAGCCAGTGCCCGCGCAGCGGTTACGAACAAGCTAATGGAGCTGGCAAACTGCGGCGACCCCAAGTTTGAGCTTAAAGCCTTGGAACTACTGGGGAAACACTCGGATATCGGGCTCTTTACGGAGCGCAGCGAGATCACCATCAACTACAAGAACCCCGAAGACCTAGAAAACGCCATTAAGGAGCGGGTCAAACGCCTGCTGAACGCCAACATTATCGACATTACCCCTCTGGAAACCAGTCTGGACGACGAGCTTGGCCTGAATAAACGGGACCAAGAGGACCAAGAGGGTCAAGAAGATCAAGAAGACCAAGAAAAAAAGGTCGCTGACTCCGAATGACAGAGCAGCCAGACTTCTTAGACAACATATCCCTTAAGGATATTCCGACAATCCTCCCGGCCCTGTCCGTGCCGGAGCAGGAGAAGCTGCTGGCGGAGCTGGATCACCTAGAATCCCTGAAAAAACAGAGGCTGGCGCAGGGTAAGTTCCTAGCATTTGTCTCCCAGATGTGGCCGAGCTTCATTGGGGGTAGGCACCACGCCCGGATGGCCGATGCGTTCGAAAGGGTGGCTAGGGGAGAGTGCAAGCGGCTCATTATCAATATGCCACCCCGCCATACTAAGTCGGAATTTGCCTCTTATCTCCTCCCGGCTTGGTTCCTTGGGAAGTATCCGAACAAGAAGATCATCCAGACCTCCCATACGGCTGAGTTGGCCGTGGGTTTTGGCCGTAAAGTGCGAAATCTGGTTGATACGGAAGCCTACCACAAGATTTTCCCTGATCTGGTCCTGCAGGCAGACTCCAAGGCGGCTGGTCGGTGGAACACCTCCAAGGGGGGTGACTACTTCGCTATCGGTGTGGGCGGTGCGGTGACTGGTAAGGGTGCCGACCTGCTCATCATCGACGACCCGCACTCCGAACAGGAAGCGGCAATCGCGGAAACCAGCCCGGAAGTCTACGACAAGACCTACGAATGGTACACTTCAGGTCCCCGGCAGCGTCTGCAGCCCGGGGGCAGCATAGTCGTGGTAATGACTCGCTGGTCAAAAAGAGACTTAACAGAGCAGGTCCTGAAAGCCGCAGCTCAACGGGGTGGTGAGGAGTGGGAAGTCATTGAATTTCCTGCGTTATTGCCCTCCGGCAACCCCTTATGGCCTGAATTTTGGTCGTTGGAGGAGTTAACCGCCCTCAAAGAAGAACTGCCGAATAGTAAATGGCAAGCCCAGTACCAGCAGAACCCGACGAGCGAGGCGAGCGCTATCGTGAAGCGGGACTGGTGGCAGATATGGGAGCCGGAAAAGCCACCAACCTGCCAGTTTGTCCTGATGTCGTGGGATACGGCCTTTGAAAAGCACAACCGGGCGGACTATTCGGCCTTGACTACGTGGGGGGTGTTCTACCACCCCGATGCGACGGGTAAGGAGCAGGCGAACATCATCTTGTTGAACGCCTTCCGGGACCGCATGGAGTTTCCGGTCCTGAAGCAGACCGCCATTGACCAGTACAAGTCGTGGAAGCCGGATGGGGTCATCATCGAAAAGAAGGCGTCGGGTGCCCCCCTGATCTACGAGCTTCGCTCTATGGGTATTCCAGTACAGGAGTTCACACCCAGCAAGGGTAATGATAAGATAAGTAGGTTGAACGCAGTTAGCGACCTGTTCGCTAGTGGCCGGGTGTGGTGTCCGAATACCCACTGGGCTGAGGAAGTGGTTAACGAAGTTGCCGAGTTCCCTGCGGGTGAGCACGACGACTACGTCGATAGTGTGAGCTTGGCCCTGATGCGCTTCCGTAAGGGTGGATATATTAAGTCTGATCTGGACGAGCCAGATGAGGTGAAAATGTTTAAGTCGAACCGGAACAGAGGGTTCTACTAAGGAAAATTAAATGGCTATCGACAAAGCAGTGAACCAAGCCCCGCTGGGCCTTACCGGTCTAAACGAAGAAGACCTTGGACCCGATCTGGAGATCGAGATCGAAGACCCGGAGAGCGTGACGCTGCGCACGGGTGATCTGGAGATTGAACTGGAGCCGGGTGAAGAAGGCGACGACAAGTTTAACGAAAACTTGGCCGAGGTTCTGGATGACAAGGAGCTCGCCTCTCTCGCTTCCGATCTGATTGCCGAAGTTGATTCCGACATTAGCGCCCGTAAGGACTGGATTCAGACCTACGTGGATGGGCTTGAACTGCTTGGTCTGAAAATAGAGGACAGGACTGAACCGTGGCCCGGTGCCTGTGGTGTCTACCACCCCCTGTTGTCCGAAGCCCTTGTGAAGTTCCAAGCTGAGACCATGATGGCGACGTTCCCCGCCGCTGGTCCGGTGCGTACGGAGATTGTGGGCAAGGAGACCCCGGAGAAGAAAGAAGCCGCCATGCGCGTGCAGGCGGATATGAACTACCAGTTGACCGACGTGATGGCCGAGTACCGGCCTGAGCATGAACGGATGCTGTGGGGCTTGGGCCTGTCGGGTAATGCGTTCAAGAAGGTCTACTACGATCCCAGCCTTGGTCGTCAGGTATCCATGTTTATCCCGGCGGAAGACGTGGTTGTGCCTTACGGTGCCAGTAATCTCCAGTCTGCTGAACGTGTCACGCACGTCATGCGCAAGACCGAGAACGAGCTGAAGAAGCTGCAGGCTGCTGGCTTCTACAAGGATGTGGAACTTGGAGACCCGGTAGATACGTTCGATGAGGTGGAGAAGAAGATCGCGGAGAAGATGGGCTTCCGGGCCTCGTCGGATGACCGCTTTAAGCTCCTTGAGATGCACGTCGATCTCGACCTGCCGGGGTTTGAAGACAAGGATGACGACGGTGAGGAGACCGGAATCGCACTACCTTATGTTGTCACGCTCGAAAAAAATACGCAGACCGTCCTCGCTATCAGAAGGAACTGGCACCCCGATGACGAGTCAAAACAGAAGCGCAACCACTTTGTCCATTACTCGTATGTTCCGGGCTTTGGGTTCTACGCTTTTGGACTTATTCATCTTATTGGCGCTTTTGCCAAGTCTGGTACTTCTATTATCCGCCAGCTTGTTGACGCTGGCACTCTTTCCAATCTGCCGGGTGGTTTCAAAACTCGTGGGCTTCGTGTCAAGGGTGACGACACGCCTATCTCACCGGCTGAATGGCGGGACGTAGATGTTTCTTCGGGGGCGTTGAAGGACAACATCCTGCCGCTCCCGTACAAGGAACCGTCTCAGGTTCTCTACACTCTTCTCGGCACTATTGTTGAAGAAGGCCGTAAGTTCGCTGGTGCAGCCGATCTGCAGATTAGTGATATGTCGGCGCAGGCCCCTGTTGGTACGACGCTGGCTATTCTTGAACGCACGCTGAAGATGATGTCGGCGGTACAGGCCCGCATCCACTACGCCATGAAGCAGGAGTTTGGTCTCCTGCGGGACATTATTCGGGACTACACCCCTGAGTCCTACGACTACGAGCCGGTTGAAGGCACGCCCCGTGCGAAGAAGGGCGACTACGATCTGGTCACTGTTATTCCGGTGTCCGATCCAAACGCAGCCACGATGGCCCAGAAGGTGGTGCAGTATCAGGCTGTGCTCCAGCTGGCCCAGACGGCTCCGCAGATTTACGATATGCCGTACCTGCATCGGCAGATGCTGGAGGTGTTGGGTATCACTAACGCCGAGAAGCTGGTCCGCATTGAGGACGACATGACTCCTGTGGACCCCGTCAGCGAAAACATGGCGGTCCTCAACGGCAAACCCCTGAAGGCGTTCATCTATCAGGACCACAAGGCGCACATCACCGTGCATATGTCCATGATGCAGGACCCGCACATCGCCCAGCTGTTGGGGCAGAACCCGCAGGCACAGGCCATGATGGCGGCTCTTCAGGCTCACATCTCCGAGCACTTGGCCTTCGAATACCGCAACCAGATCGAAGAACAGGCGGGTGTCCCCTATCCCGCCCCCGATGCCAAGATGGACGAGGAGACCGAGGTTCAGATTTCCCGTCTTGCCGCTGCCGCAGCCCAACAGCTCACGCAGAAGAACCAAGCCCAAGCCGCGCAGCAAAAGGCGCAGCAGATGCAGCAGGACCCCCTTGTTCAGATGCAGCAGCAGGAGCTTCAGCTCAAGGCCAAGGAAGTCGATATCAAGCAGAAGAAGCTGCTTACGGATGCCTCCGAAAAGGCAGACCGGCTCAGTATCGAACGCGAACGTCTCGCCGTTCAGGAAAGAATCGCTGGCATGAATGTCGGTGCAAAAATCGCCACGGACAAGGCCAACCTGTCTGCCAAACAGCAGGAAGCCAAGCTCCGTATAGGCGTCGATATCGCTAGGGAGATGGCTCAGGAAGCCAGAACCACGGCGCAAGTAAGTAAACCAGAGGAGACTGAATGAGTAATGACGTACTGAAATATCTTTCAGACAAGATACAGGAAGAAATCAAGGTCATGTCAGACGACACGGCCACAGGAAAAGCCAAGGACTTTGGCGAATACAAGTACGCCTGCGGAATCATCCGGGGGCTTATGATTGCAAACAGTGCCATTATGGACACAGCAGAAAGGTTGAATAATTCCGATGACTGAACTTCTCGTCGGCTCAAACCCCGACAATCTAGAAGACGTTACCGTACTCCCCGCTACCGCCGAAGAAAAAGCCAAGCAGCTGCCGATCCCCAGCGGATATCGGATTCTTTGCGCCACCCCTGACATCGACAAGACTACCGAAGGTGGCATCCTGAAGGCTGACATCACCCTTCAGCATGAGGAACTTCTTACCACTACTCTGTTTGTGGTGGAGATGGGTCCTGATTGCTACAAGGACGATAAGCGGTTCCCCAGTGGGCCTTGGTGCAAGAAGGGTGACTTTATCCTTACCCGTCCGCACGCCGGTACCCGGGTGAAAATCCATGGACGTGAGTTCAGGATCATTAACGATGACTCCGTCGAAGCGGTGGTCGAAGACCCTAGGGGGATCAGTCGTGCATAAAAAGGTAACAAACCCTACAAAAAGGAATGGCTAAATGGTTGATAACACTAAAGAAAAAGACGATTTTGAGTTTGAGGTCGAGCAGGAAGGTGCGCCCCAGACGCAGGCTGGCAAGCCGAATAAGCCGGAGATTGAGGTGGAGGATGATACCCCACCGGAGGACCGGGGCCGTGCCCCGATGCCCAAGGCGCTGGTAGAGGAGCTGGAGGCTGACGACCTTGAAGACTACTCCGATAAGGTCAAGACCCGTCTGAAGCAGATGAAGAAGGTCTGGCATGATGAGCGCCGGGAGAAGGAGGCGGCTCTTCGGGAGCAGCAGGAGGCTATCAGCCTCGCCCGCCGTATGCTGGATGAGAACAAGCGGCTGAAGTCCACCCTGAGCAGGGGTGAGGAGACACTGATCGGGTCTTATCGGGACAGGTCGGAGATGCAGCTGGAGCAGGCGAAGAAGGCTTATAAAGAAGCCTATGAAGCTGGTGACTCCGACAAGCTGGTGGAGGCCCAGACCAAGCTGTCTGAGGCTAACTACGCCGTGCAGCGGCTGAAGGAATACAAGCCGACTTTACAGCAAGAGGGACCTGAGGTAGAAATACCACAGAATACACAGCAGGCACCACAAGCGCCTGTCGTCGATGCCAAAACCCGTGCGTGGCAAGAGCGCAATACGTGGTGGGGCAATGATGAAGAAATGACGGCTAACGCTCTGGGTCTTCACCAGAAGTTGGTTAAACAGTACGGCGGGGAATACGTTGGTACTGACGAATACTGGCGGTCCATTGATGAAACAATGCACCGTCGTTTCCCCGAATACTTCGGGGACGATAAATTCGCTGGTGGGGGCGGCAAGCCCACTGCACGCGCAGAAACAAAAGCGGCCACAGTAGTCGCTCCAGCGTCTAGAAGTACCTCTTCAAAAAAGATCGTACTTAAGCAGTCACAAGTGTTGATTGCGAAAAAACTAGGTCTAACCCCTGAGCAATACGCCCGGGAAATGAGAAAGCTGGAGAACTAAGATGGCCGAAGAAAGACTTGCACGCGAACTTGATAGCCGTACCAAAACCGAACGCCCCAAGACTTGGCAACCAGCTTCAACGCTGCCCGAGCCTGACAAGCAAGCCGGTTATGCGTATCGGTGGGTCCGTATTTCGACCCTGCAACAGGCTGACCCCCGCAATATCTCGGCCAAGCTGAGGGAAGGTTGGGAACCCGTTCGGATCGAAGAACAGCCCAAGTTCCGTGCCATGGTGGACCCCAATAGTCGTTTTAAGGACAACATTGAGGTCGCTGGGCTGCTGCTCTGCAAGATTCCGTCTAGTTTCATGGATCAGCGTAAAGAATATTTCGCTAAGAAGAACCGGGACCAGATTCAGTCTGTAGACAGTAATTTTATGAGAGAAAACGACCCTAGAATGCCGCTTTTTAAGGAAGGGCGTTCTACTACGTCGTTTGGCAAAGGCAAATAACTAGGAGAGACTAATGGCTTATCCCTCTGTCTCAGCCCCTTACGGGCTGATCCCGATCAATCTGATCGGCGGGCAGGTCTTTGCTGGTGCTACTCGCCAGATTCCCATCGCTTCGGCCTCCACGACTGCCGTCTTTTTCGGTGACGTGGTCAAGCTGAACAGCGACGGTACTCTGGACAAGGACACCGGTACTGATGCTGCTACCCCTGTCGGCGTTTTCCTCGGTTGCACCTATACGGATGCCACCTACGGCAAGACGTTCCGCCAGTCCTACCCCGGCGCTGTTACTGCTTCGGACATCTTTGCCTACGTGGCGGATGACCCGGACCAGCTGTACAAGGTCGCTATTGTTTCCTCGGGCACCACGATTGGCTATGTCAATCGTACCTCGGTTGGTAACAACGCGGTTCTGGTTCAGAACGCCGGTAATACTACTAACGGCAATTCGCGGGTTGCTATCGACAACACCACCAACACCACTTCGACGTGGCCGGTTCGTGTTATCGACGTGGTGCCTGAAACTGCTACTGCTGGTAATCCCGGTTCCTACACGGAAGTTGTCGTGAAGTGGAATCAGGGTATGCACCAGTACCTCAACCCCACTGGCGTGTAAGGAGATTTGAACTATGGCTATTTCACGCGCACAGCTCCTTAAGGAGCTTCTGCCCGGTCTGAACGCCCTGTTCGGTCTGGAATATGCTCGCTATGGCGAAGAGCATAAGGAAATCTACGACACCGAAACGTCTGAACGTTCGTTCGAAGAAGAAACCAAGCTGTCGGGCTTCTCGGCTGCTCCGGTTAAGAACGAAGGTTCGGCCATTGCGTATGACAATGCGCAGGAAGCTTGGACGGCTCGCTACAACCACGAAACCATTTCTTTGGGTTTCTCGCTGACGGAAGAAGCGATTGAGGACAACCTCTACGACTCTCTGTCTTCGCGTTACACCAAGGCTCTGGCTCGTGCCATGGCGTACACCAAGCAGACCAAGGCTGCGGCGACTCTGAACAACGGCTTCGACACCGATTATCCCGGTGGCGACGGCCAGCCCCTGTTCAGCGCTTCGCATCCGCTGGTCTCCGGTGGCACTAACTCGAACATCCCCGCCACCCCTGCCGACCTGAACGAAACCAGCCTCGAAGCTGCTGTCATTCAGATCGCTGCGTGGACGGATGAACGTGGTCTGCTGATTGCGGCGAAGCCGCGTAAGCTGATCGTGCCGCCGAGCCTGATGTTTGTTGCCACCCGCCTGCTTGAGACCGAACTGCGTGTCTCGACTGCGGACAACGACATCAACGCCATCAAGTCGAACGGTTCGATCCCGGAGGGTTACGCTGTTAACCACTTCCTGACCGACACCGACGCTTGGTTCCTGACGACGGATGTTCCGAA